ATTTTATTTGTACAAACTTAATTAATTATTTTAACATTTTATCGAGGTTCAAATTCAGCCAAATCAAAACCATCTAAGCTGTCTTCATTTGATTCGAAACTCAAAGGAGGAAGGTTGTTCTTTCTTTGATTAATTAATTTAGATTGCTCGGTATTCTGCTGGCTAATTCTTTTAGCCTTGGCATCCTCCTTCATTTTTTCTCTGTCAGTCAGGCTTGTAACGTCCATACTTCTAAGCTGAAGATTGTACTCAAACTCTTCTCTCATCAGCTGAGATTTAAGCATAGCCTCACTCTTGCCCTTCTCAATATCAAAAGCTATCTCAGCTTGCTTCAACTGCATCTTTGCTTGAGTCTCAAGCTGTATCTTCTGCATAGCAGTCTCTGATGCCAATTGCTGAGCCTGCATCTGCTGCTGAGCAACCATAGCCTGCTGTTGCATCTGCATCTTCTCCTCTCGCTCCTGCTTCTTTACTCTCTTTAGTTTAAGTAACTGATTGGCAAGCTTCAGATTCTTTAGCTCTCTAATGTCAATAGCATCCTCAAGGTTAATGTCTCCTTTAGACAAAGCCATTTGAATGTTTGCTTCAAGCTGAGCTCTTTGCTCTTCATCAGGAGAAACCTCAATAAAGATACCAAAGTCGTAAATGTATAGGTCTTTAATCTCATTTAGGATAGAGACATTATACTTACCTATTTGATTGGCAAATTCGTCAGCAAAGTCAGAGTACTCTAATATGTCAGCAACTCTATATGTCAGTGCCTCTGACAAGGACCTGTAAAGGTACAAGCTGCCATCAAGTATGTGACGTGTAGCTGTGTTAGAGTTAAGTGCTGCTAGTTTCTGTAGACCAACTAAAGAGTTAGGGTCAGGCATAGAGCCGTCTCTAGCTTCGTTAAGACCGGTGACAGACCTAATCATGTCAATATAGTGATTCATATTGGTGATTAGCATCTGAGTCTTGCCAGCTCCTGAATTGGAGCTAAGCTGTTGAATAGGGACCCTAGCATTGTTAAAGTCTCCATCCTGAGTATAGCTACGTCCAATAACACTACCTGTCTGGAAGTATAGCCTCAATGCGTCCTCAGGATTGTAAGCGTTGCCTGTACCCAAGTCAATCTCATTAAGACCATCGGCATCAATGAATACACCATCAGGGACTGTACGTGCAATGACCTGCTGCAGCTTTAAGTGGGTGATTTGAATCAAGTCAGCAAATGGAATCATCCTTCTGCACAAAGACTCAATTACTCCCTTATACATACGAGGAGCACAAGCCACATAGTTTGGTAATGCGTGTTGCGATGCTGACTTTGGACGAACCATATTCTCAGACATCTTCCATTGCAAAAGAATGTTGGTACCCATAACCATGATACCTTCGTACCATACGTCAATAGTCTTCTCAATCTTTTCAAAGTTGCCCTCCTCCATCATTTCTGTTGGCGGGTTAAAGTTCTCATCCTTCTCAATTACTCTAGAGCCACCACCTTCAAGATTCTTTTTCTTGTAAACAATCTTCTTGGTGGTCTTATAATTAAAGTAAAGCAACGTGCAAGTGTCCCTGTAGAACAAACTGTTCTCATAGAACTGAGCTACATTGTAATAGTCATACCAAGATTGGCTGTACTGAGTAATCTCTTGTAGGTCTTCTTTTGTGAGCGATTGGTCAATCTTCATTAACTCAGATATTGGAAGAGTTTTAATTTCTCCCCAATAAAAACAGTCCTTAAAGAATGGGTCCTCGGTGTAGCTATAAATAATATTGGCAGGGTCTACGTAAGAAATCTTTACGCCTTCGCCCTGAAGGAACTCATGCTTAGCGACACCTATACCAATTACAGTTAAATCATAGTTCAATCTTTTTCTGATATCATCGTAATGATTCTCATCAAAGATAGTGTTGACAGCTTCCTCTTCAGCTATTTCAATTGCAGGCTTATAATTAAGCTGCATATATAGTGATAGCTCCTCATCAGTTTGAGGGAGCTCATCTGGATTCATAACAAAAGGATTCGCTCCAGTTTCTTCCTGAATAATCTCAAGTACAGGTTTTGCCACCATCTGGCTTTCAATCATGTCCTGATACTTACTACGCTTTGCCTGAGACATTGCATCCTGAGCATATGCCTTAACCTTAAATAGTCGGTCAGACATACCGTTAACAACAATGTCAATAAACTTAGGGAGAATAGGAACTGGAGTCCAGTCTAGGTTTAAGTAAGACAAGTCTCCGTCAATAGCTAATTCATTTTTATATTTACCTATAGGCTGCTCTCCACGAGCATATAGTCTTAATCTTCTGAAGCCTTGCCATTGTCCATAGTATCTACAAGAGTTTCCATCTTTTCTAAACCATTCATATTGTATAGCCTGACCAACTTGTAGACCAAAGGTGTCGGATTCTTTTTCAGCATCCGTGGCCAATTGGCTAGGAAACGATACCGAATTAATTTGGATTGTTATATTCTTCATTTGTCCAATTGACTTATTGTCCCTTCGTTCTTATATTTAGCGAAGTTAATAATTAATTTCGATTCTTTTTTTTCAGGCACGTACAGGTGCTTCTGATTCGCCATTATCGCAAGCCCTGAGCTGATACAAGCATCGAACTTTGTTCGGTCATTTATATCGAATTTAGCCCAATCCTCAAGCGTTCTTGTAAATGGCATCGTTCCCATTAGGTCCGCATCTCTATACTTCCCTTCTAAATCAAGGCCAACAAATTTCTCGATATACGACTCTATTGCTGAAGCGTGAGCTTGCTTGACATCTTCTGATGAGTTTGGTATTCCGCCTAACTCTCGTTCAGTCTTAGTCAATTTCGCAAACTGTTTGTCCGGTCTGTTAATAGAAAAACCTCTGTAACCCCTATTTTTTAAGTGATACAATAATCTTGGCTTATTGTTTTCAACCAAGATTGGCATCCCATAAAACACACAGGCCATCAGCACTTCTTCGAAAAATATCTCAGCAGTCTGTGGCCTTGCGATGTACTCTAGAAAGAACTCATTTGCTGGAGCATCATCCATGTGGAACTTAGTCATTCCATGTAGCGCTCCGTTAGAACCACGTCCGCCAACCACAGCAGATATATCGTATGAATCACATCCAAATGACCCAATATGTTCATTTCCGGGATATTTAATTCCATTACGAATGTGCACATTATTGTGTAGATGTTTTGGTGGGAACCAGCTAATTGAAAATCTTCCTCTATTATCAGGGGTCCAAATTACTTCAGTGTCTTTAATGCCATCCTTCCAAGAGAAGGAGCCCCTTGTAATGTAGTGCTCCTTAATCATGGAGTCATTGTAGTCTATCTGCTGATATATCTTGGTTAAGTTAAAGATAGATGACTTGCTCTCATCACGGAATGCGTGAGACTCTGTACGTGGAAACTGACGATAGAATTCATTCAGTGCATCTGGGTCACTCTTTAGTGAATCAACTTCCGCCTCCCAATAATCTATAGCACCATTTTTAATCCAATTGCCATCGACTCCCTTTATAGGTTGATTCGGCTTATTAAATACAGGATGACCATATAGGTCTATAAATCCTTCCATGTTCCATTCCATTGGAATAAATATGGCGTACATCCCACTTTTAGTCTGGCCGTTGGCATTACGAGTCTTTACGTTTGACTCCTCATAAATATCCTTGAAGTTCTGGCCACCTTTATTCAAGGCGTTTGATGTAGAGCCCATCATGCACTTGCCAATAATCTTGCTACCCAAACGTAGACAGGTCTTAGTTACACGCCAATTCTCTTTGATGTTTACAGGCTTGGTCCATTTACCAGATTCGTCATGGGCCAAGAACAATAGCTTCTCACCATCGTATGAGTTGTCTTCAGTATTCTTCCAGTCAATAGTAGTATCGAGTCCATCGATATCTGTATCATCTGATTCATACATATTCTTCTTAGTAATCTTGGATGCAGGAACACGGAATGCCAACTCTGTCTTTGGCTTATCCATACCGTCCATGATAGGCTTAAAGAAAAATGGCAGCCTACTATTAATAGGGACCACCTTATCGGTAAACATCTTCTTTGCATCGGCTCCAGTCTTAGACAAGATGCCAATACGTGCATCACGTGCAAGCGTGCCTATGTTTACACATTCAGATGATGACATGAATGAGAATCCTGAACGTCTAATCTTTAAATATATCATGCCAAATGACCTTGGGTCTGCACGACAGGCCTCCCAAAATATCCAGTAGATTCTATTGGCCTCACGGAAGTCAGGGTATCCTACGTCAATGCTAGACCATTGTAGATACATATAGTGTGAGCCTGTGATATAGGTCTTCACGCCATTGTTCATAAACCAAAAGCCTTGCTCTCTGCGGTCAAACTCCCGCTCGATGTAATCGACCCATCTATCCTTAAACTCCTTTGGCTTATCGTTCCACTGAAATATGGATTGAATCTTGGCCAGCTCCTTGGGGATATCTTCTCTCTCCCAATGCTGCTCAGCTTTAGATGAATGTCTTTGATGACACTTCTCGGGAGCAATAGGCAGGGCAATTTTCAAACCTGATATCTCTACCACATCCCCTATCTTGCCGTTCTTAGAAATAACAACAACATCGTACTGCTCGTTATACCCGTACAGCCACGACATCACTCTATTCTTGTTAGAGATTACTGCAGGAGGAATATAATCCTTTACTACCCTACACAGACTACTGCTTTGACCTTCGCTCTGCAAACCCTTGTTTAGTATCAGTTCTACTTATACCCTTATCTATCGCCTCTAAGCTTTCTTTCTCTGACTCTATTCTGTTGAGAATCTCAAACGCATCAAATATTGCTAACTTTTTTGTAGCCGCTGCATTCTTTAACCTGTCTGCAGCAAGCTCACCCTCTACATCCCCACTCTTGACTACACTCTCTTCGGCTACCTTAATCAATTCGTCTACTGCCTTGTAGCCTGCATTAATAATTCTAAGCTTAATTTCTTTCACGTCTTTCATTTCTTGTACTTTAAAAACGCAACCTGAATTAATCTAGCTGACTCACCTTCTCCAAAGTTCTCAAACAAATTTCTGGAGTGGAGTGAATCAGAATTAAAAGCAATCATTCTATTAAACTTTGAGTACACCATGACCAATGGGTTACTGTCTTGGTCATAGATTGTGGTGCCATCATCAACTGGGCACATCTCATTCAAGTACAGGATGCAAGTGATGTCTCCCATCATTTCATCGCTATGGATAAAGTTGGGCTCCTCCTGATTTAATGGAGACCTTCTTACAAAATTAAACTCTACCTTATAGTCAGGAAATAATTTAGATACAAATTTGGCAAACTCATCGTGACTTCCTCTAGGTTGTATATTTCTGAATATGTGCTGTCCATCTGCCACGTCCTGAAATCCATATGAATAAATTTCTGATACATAATATGTGGGGTCTTGAAGTACGTTGTCAAAAGATAGTAAATTCATAGTTTAATTGTTATCTGATGGTCAAAAATTCTGTAAAGTTTTTCTTCATCAACAGTAAACTCGTACTCACTATCAGGACTAAAGCATACCATGTCCCCTGATTTTATGCCTTGCGTTGAGAGGTATTTATTCGGATACTTCATAATCCCCATGAGTGGCTCTTCACTGAAAGGCTTTTTGATATAGCTTTCAGTGGCTTTAATTGGCTTTACAAAGCAGTACCTATCGTAAGCGTTCCATTCGCCATTGCTTTTATACATGAAGAATTGGTCGGGCTCAATAAAGAAAAGGTCATCTTTAAAGAATGACTTGCCACTCTTTTGACGGCCCTTCATGTCGTTGTAAAACTTAAAGACATTGTGGTGGACGAGCAGGATATCTCCAATTTCTACAGGTCCTTTGTATCCTAGCGGAGTCTCTATCACTTCAGCAAATCTATTGGAGAACTTGTGGTCCTCCTCTGATGTGCTTACTATCAGCTCTATACCACCAATGTCTTTTGTGTTGTCGTACCTTTTGCCGTTTACGGGCTTTGCAATAAAGTAAAATGGGGATTTCATTAGATATTAATATTGTATTCGACCGATACCGGTATTGTAGAATTAAATTCTTTCCAAAGCACCACCTCTAATTTATCGTTGATGATAAATATTTTAAATGAGTTCTTTGCCTCATCGAATTTAATCAAATGTATTTCATTGGAGTCACCTAGTATTCGTTGACCCACGATGTAATGCATTGCACTGCCCTTGTAATCTGGGCCTACCGATATCTTTCTTATGTCCATTAGATTTGATTTTAGTGGGGAGATGCTTAATGCACCACCCCTAGTTGGTCTGTCCCTGTGATTCTGTACACGTTGCCAGCAACAAGCCCTGCTGCTAGTGCAGCTGCGTTGTTAGCGTATACAGGCACACTTGGTAGAGGCATTGATA